GGCCGACCTCGTGTATCAGAACATCTGGCAGATGGTCACGCTTGACCCTGAGTACAAGGCCATGGTCGAGGCCGAGCAGGAACGGGACATGCACAACAAGCGCGTCAACGACATGAGCGGGATGCCGAAGCGCAGGCAAGGCGACTTCTTCATCCCGGCGACCAACTCCTCTGTCAAAAAGATCGCGTTCAGCTCCAAGAAGTCTGACGGCTTCAACCCGTCGCTCTGCATCTGCGACGAAATCGCCGCGTGGGAAGGCGACAAGGGCCTCAAGCAGTACGAAGTCATGAAGAGCGGCATGGGCGCACGGCCCGAAGGCCTGCTCCTGTCGCTCACGACATCCGGGTACGTCAACGACTCGATCTATGACGAAATGATCAAGCGCGGCACCCGGTTTCTGATGGGCGACTCCAAGGAGCGGCGGCTTTTGCCTGTCCTCTACATGGTGGACGATGCCGAGAAGTGGAACGACATCAACGAGCTACGGAAGGCAAACCCCAACCTCGGCGTCTCCGTCAGCGTTGACTACATGCTCGAAGAAATAGCAGTCGCCGAGCAGTCGCTGAGCAAGCGGGCGGAGTTCCTGACCAAGTACGCCAACGTGAAACAAAACGCGAGCGTGGCATGGTTCAACACGCCAGACGTGGAGAAGAACTTCACGGACGGAGGCAAGACGCTCGAAGACTTCGCGCGGTGCTACTGCGTGTGCGGCCTAGACCTGTCCCAGACGACAGACTTGACTGCGGGCGTGTGCGTGGTTGAGAAAGCGAAGCGCCTGCACGTCTTCGCCCACTTCTGGATGCCGTCGCAGAAAATCGACGAGGCGACCGCGCGTGACGGTGTGCCGTACCTGGCCTACATCAAGCGCGGTTTCCTGTCGCCGAGCGGCGACAACTTCGTCGATTATCACGACTGCTACCAGTGGTTCGTGGAGTTGGTCGAGAAGTACAGGCTTTACCCGCTAAAGGTGGGCTATGACCGTTACTCTGCCCAGTACCTCGTGCAGGACATGCAGGCGTACGGGTTCCAGGTGGACGACGTGTACCAGGGCGAAAACCTCACGCCAGTGATCAACGAGGTGGACGGCCTCATGCGCGACGGGGCGTTCGACTTCGGCGACAACGACCTGCTCAAAATCCACATCCTCAACTCCGCGTTGAAGATGAACACCGACACGAACCGCAAGCGGCTCGTAAAAATCTCGCAAACGCAACGCATCGACGGCATGGCGGCACTGCTTGACGCTATGACCGTCAGACAAAAATGGGCAAATGAAATCGGCGGGCAACTAGCCAACGACAAGAGGTGATGCAGATGTCTTTGTTTGACAAGATTTTCAGACCGCGCACTTATCAGGCGCGGCAGTATTTCAAAACGCTCACCGCCTATCAACCGACGTTTCGGCGTTGGTCTGGTGCGCTCTATGAGTCCGAGATCGTGCGGTCTGCGATTGATGCCAGGGCGCGGCATATCGCCAAGCTTAGCATCCAGATCGAGGGGGCGGCACAGCCCAGACTCCAGACTCTCCTGCGGAAGAGGCCGAACCAGTGGCAGACGTGGTCACAGTTCATCTATCGCTGTTCCACCATCCTCGACATGCAGAACACCCTGTTCATCGTCCCGGTGATCGACCGCAACAACCTCGTCACTGGCCTGTGGGCCTGCCTTCCGAGTTCCTGCCGCATCCTGGAAGACAAGCAGGGGACGGAGTGGTTGGAGTACAAATTCAGCACGGGCGACATCGGAGCGGTCGAGCTTGCGCGGTGCGGTGTGATGACCAAGCACCAGTATCGTGACGACTTCTTCGGGGAAAGCAACAAGGCGCTCGACTCGACGCTCGATCTGATTGAAATGGAGCGGCAGGGAATCAAGGAGGGAATCAAGCAGTCCTCTTCTTTCCGCTTCATGGCGCGGTTGACGAACTTCAAAGACCCGGAGGACTTGGAGATCGAGCAGAAAAACTTCACCGCGCGAAACCTGAGCAAAGACGCGGGCGGGTTCTTACTCTTCCCGAACACGTACTCGGACATCCAACAGATCAGCTCGAAACCGTACACAGTCCCGGCAGATGAGCAGGCGCTCATCCAGAAGAACGTGTACGACTACTTCGGCATCAACGAGGACATCATCCAGAACAAGGCAGTTGGCGCTCAGCTCGACGGATTCTACGAGGGCGCGATCGAGCCTTTTGCGATCCAAATGTCCGAGGTGCTGACGTACATGCTGTTCACTCCGACCGAGGTTGCGTTCGGCGCCAGAGTGCTCTGCACGGCAAACCGCCTGCAATACATGAGCACTGCCGACAAGGTCAACTTCATCGCTCAGCTGTCGGACCGTGGCTTCATCACGATCAACGAAGGCCGCGAACTGCTTAACTACGCGCCTATCGAGGGCGGCGATAAACTGCCCATCCGTGGCGAATACTACTTTGTGGGCGATCAGGAACAACTGCCCGCATCAGAAGAAACGGAGGTAAACACAGATGCCGTATAAGCCTATGGAGAGACAGTACCGCACGTTTGCCGTGCCGCTCCAGGTACGCGCCGCAGAAGAGGCGGAGCAGGAAAAGGACGAGTACATCGTCGAAGGATACGCTACCACGTTCAACGACCCGTACCGCATGTTCACGTACGAGGGCGTTGACTACTACGAGCAGATTGACCGCGACGCACTGACGGACGCCGACATGTCCGACGTGCTTTTCCTTTACAACCACGAGGGCATGGTCTTTGCTCGTATCTCTAACGGCACCCTTACCGTGGCGCCGAATGAACGGGGGCTTTACATCCGCGCAGACCTCAGCAAGACTGAACAGTCGCGCTCGATGTATGAGCAGATAAAGGCGGGCATGGTCACGCAAATGTCGTGGGCGTTCACGATCGCCGAAGACGGCGACACCTACGACGAGGAGACCCACACCCGCACCATCAACCGGGTGGCGAAGGTCTACGACGTTTCTGCCGTGGCCTATCCCGCCAACCCTAGCACTGACATTTCTGCCCGTGCCTACTTCGACGGAGTGATCGAAGAGGAAGTCAAGCGACGGAGAGATCGCGAGCGGGTCGAAGCACTGCGCGAAGAAATCCGCGCGAAAATCGGAGGTTGAGACATGAACATCGAAACCATGACGCTCGAAGAGGTGCAGGCCAGAAGCGCCGAAGTCTCCGAGCGGCTGAGCGCCATTTCTGAGGAGTCCGCGACCTGCGCAGACGTGGAGCGCCTCGAAGAGCTCAGCACCGAAACCACGGCGCTCTGCGAAGAGCGTGACGCCCTCACTGCGAGGGAGGCCGCTATCAACGAAGCCGCCGAGAAACGTGACGCCCAGATCGCGGACGTTATCAACCACGGGACAGAGTCCCGCCACATCAACATGGAGGACAACACCATGGAAGTCAGAAACACCAAGGAATACATCAACGCATACGCTGAGTACATCAAGAAGGGCGATGACACCGAGTGCCGTGCCCTGCTGAGCACCAATGCCGCCACGGGTGGCACCGTCGCCGTCCCGGAACTGGTCGAGGAGATCGTCCGCACCGCCTGGGAGCGTGAGGGCATCATCGCCCACGTGCGCAAGACCTACCTCCAGGGCAACGTCAAGGTGGGGTTCGAGCGCTCCGCCGATGGCGCCCAGATTCACGCCGAGTCTGCTGACACGCCTGCCACCGAGCAGAGCCTCGTGCTTGGCACTGTCGAGATCAAGCCGCAGTCCATCAAGAAATGGATCAGCATCAGCGACGAGGTCTATGACCTGCGCGGTGAGGCGTTCCTGCGCTACATCTACGACGAGCTCGTGTATCACATCGCCAAGAAGGCCGCTGACACTCTGGTCGGCACCATCGCCGGACTGCCGCAGACCTCTTCCGCGTCCGCTCCTGCCGCCGCGAAGCTGTCCGCCGCTCCTGCCGTGGGCACCATCGCTCAGGCCATCGCCCTGCTGTCTGATGAAGCCGCCAACCCGGTCGTGATCATGAACAAGGCCACCTGGGGCGCGTTCAAGTCTGCCGCCTATGCCGCCTCCTACGGCGTCGACCCGTTCGAGGGTCTCGAGGTGCTGTTCAACAACAGCCTCCCGGCCTACTCCGCCGCGTCTGCGGGCGCTGTGTATGCCATCGTCGGCGACCTGGAGGTCGGCGCCCTGGCTAACTTCCCGAACGGCGAAGACATCGAGCTCAAGTTCGACGACCTGTCGCAGGCCGAATACGACCTTATCCGCATCATCGGTCGTCAGTTCGTCGGTCTGGGTGCCGTCGCGCCTAACGCCTTCACTCTGATCGCGAAGGCCTGATAAATGCGCGGGACGGTCGTTGAGGCCTTTGTAGACCCGGTGCGGATGGTCTACATGGCCCAGGGCATCGAGGTCGAGGTCCCGGAAGACCGCGTCGCCGAGTTCTCCCGGTGGATGCGGTTTGAAGGCCAGAAGGCCGAAGCGCCCAAGGAAGCGCCGAAGAAGAAAACGGCGAAGAAAACCAAGAAGTAACACAGAGGGGGCGGGCGACCGTCCCCTCGTCTTTCGGAGGTGACGCAGATGTTGGCACGGGTAAAACTGGCGCTGAGACTCTCGACAAACGCATACGACGCCGAACTGCTCGACCTGATCGCGAGTGCGGCGGACGACATCGCCCACGCGGGGGCCGTCGTGTCGGTGACGCCTGTGACGACTGACGGCGTTGTGACTGACTACACCTGTGACGACCCCATGACGCGCACTGCCGTCGTGACGTATGTGCGGGCGCACTTCGGAGCGCCTGCGGACTATGACCGCTTGAAGGCATCGTACGACGAGCAGAAAGCGCAGATGCGGGAGTCGTCCCGGTATGGCATGACGGAGGTGTGACCATGTGGGCGGAGATAACGCTGATCGGGCAGACCGAGACGGTGAACGCCTACGGCGACCACGTCATCACCGAGACCAGGCGCACGGTCCTTGCCGATGATGCCAGTGTGGGCATGACGGAGACGTACCAGGCAATGGCGGTCGGGTACAAGCCAGAGGTCAAGCTGACCTTGACAAACTGGCTAGACTACGAGGGCGAAGAGTACGTCGAGTTCACGCCTTTTGGGCGCTCGGAGGCGGTGCGGCTGAAAATCCTGCGTACGTACAGGAACGGCGAAGCCCTGGAGCTTACATGCTACAAGGGGGTCGAGAAAAATGCCCGCTCCTAAAAGCGTCACGAAACTGAAAGCAAAAAACGGGAGCGTCGAGGTCGAGTACACGTCTGACGTGGATGCCGCAGGCTACTACATCCACGAGCTGAGCCGCGCCGCAATGCGCGATGTGGGCAAGTTCCTCGCACGGACTTTCAAGACGGCATACTACTCTCATTTCACCAAGAAAACAGGCAACGCAGGACGGGCGACGAAGTACAAGGTCATTGCGTCAGCGAAGACCACCTCGCCGCGCGTCCAGGTTGGCCTGCCGGCTGGTCGGGTCGATGGGTTTTATGCCTACTTCCAGGAGTTCGGCACGAGCACGGGCAACGTCCCGAGACTGGGGCTTTTGACACACGCGGCGCAGGACAACGTGGCGGAAATCGTGAAGATTGAGTCGCAGTACCTGAGCGGACTGTCTGACGAGGCCGAGCGCCTGGCGCATATGGTCAACGAGGACGACATGGAGGGAGACGCCGATGATTAACGAGTTGAGACAAGTGATAGAATCGCGCCTTAACTCCATCAAGACGCGGTTCAACATCGCCGAGATCAGTTACCGCTTGGCGTCTGAGGACGCGATGTACCCGCACATTGTGTGGGACTACACGAACATCGTGCCGCAGGACCAGGGGCGGCAGGACTTCACGATTGACGTGCACATCTGGGCGAAGGACCAGGCGCAGGCGTTTGACATCGCTGACGCGGTGATTGACCTGTTTTCCTACGCCAACACCCCGCAGGAGGTCATCCTGCCGACGTTCTACCAGTCGTCGGCCTTCCCGGTCGATGACCCGGACAAAACCATCATTCACGTCGTGACACGTTTGGAGGGTCAGATGTACCTGCCCGACGCACAGTTTGGGTGGAAAGACTAACAAGGAGGCCAAACAATGGCAACAATCACGTACGGCGGCACTGGCGCGGTGGCCAG